TTATCTTACATTCAAGTAAACTACATTCTCCTCTTGTGCCGTATTTGTGACATTGCGACCAATAATCGCATCAATTTTGCTCGCGTGCTCCGTCAGATGTCCGGCAGACAAATGTGCGTATCGTTGAACCATTTCCAGCGTCTCCCATCCACCCATTTCCTTCAGCGCCAGAAGTGAAACACCAGACTGAACAAGCCAGCTTGCCCATGTATGCCTGAGGTCATGGAAGCGGAAATTGCTAATGCCTGCCCGCTTTAGTGCTCCCTTCCATGCCTTATTACTATCTGTCCGCATTTTTCTGACAGCTGCCGTTTTGGTTCCGTCGCTTCTGTACCCTGGAGTCGTATGAACGAACACCCAGCGCTTATGGAGACCTTGCTGCTTCCTCAGTATCCCTATCGCTGTTTCGTTCAGTGGAACGCCGATGGCGTTGCCGGCTTTAGTTTCGTCAGGGTGCATCCATGCCATCCGCTTATCGAGGTCGACCTGTGACCATTCCAGATCGGTAACGTTCGATCGACGAAGGCCGGTGGTGACCGCAAACATAACGACCGGGAAGAAGTGAGGGGCTATCTCTGCAAAAAGACGCTTCGACTCTTCTTCCGTCAGCCAGCGGATGCGGCCATTCTTCACCCTGGGCGTGGATATCTTCGGCGCTTTATCCAGCCACCCCCACTGCACCGCCATATTCAGAATGGCCCTGAGTATAGCCAGATGCCTCGTCCTTGTTCCCTTCGTTGCGAGCTTTGGAATATAATCTGGTACTGGTTTAGAGAGTCTCAAACACCTGTCTCTGGTCATTTCCCAGTTCAGGCGATGGCGGCGGTTTTCCATTCCGTCTACCGCCTCCATTATTTTGTCTGTTGTGATGTCAGCGAGAACAGTCTCTCTGAAATGCAGTAACCAGAACTTAATGATGCTTTTGTCATCATCCAGGCTCTTCTTATCCTCTTTCTCCCTGAGCCATCTTATGCAGGCCTCCTTGAATAACTTCTTAGGCGACTCCCCAAGTTGTTTTACCCGCCACGCTTCCGACTTCAGACGATCGTGAAGTTCCTGCGCTTCTCTCTTGTCTGAGGTTTCAAGAGAACGTCTAACTCGTGATCCATCTGGCGCGACGAAGTCGCAGTGCCACGTGCCACCGCGTAGTTTGATTGACATGCTTTTTCCTCCTGCATACCAACCGCATTCACAGCGCTATTGTGTCGGACAGACTTCAGCGCTGCAATGCAGTCAGACTTACAAATGCGATACGGGCTTTTGGGTTTTTCTGGATTTATCTTTGCGGCCGGAAGTCGACCGCTGCGGATCCACTGCGTGATGGTGCCTTTATCAACCTTCAGATACGACGCAGCCTCTTCACGTGTGAAGATTTCCTCTTCCATTGGTTTCCTCCAGGCAAAAAAGAAGCCGCCCGTAGGCGGCAATAACATCAAGGTATTTACGAGGCAGTGCTTTCGCACCCAATAGCCAGCTCATAACTGGCTATCAGTTGCGTCATGGCTTGATGTGAAGGCGCGGTTCGCCGTCTTTCGGCTCCGGCCACTGGCGAGCCATATTCACCTTTAGCTTTTCTTCCAGCGCCGCGGTGATTTGCTCATCGGTGATACCGGCGCGCCGCTGCGCGTCCCATAGCAGGAACTGCATATCAGCCCACTCACTGAGGTCGCCAGGATCGGATGCAGCTTCCAGCGCCTCTTTCGAAAGGTGTTTCAGCGGTCCGATAGGGCCGACATTACCGAAGGTCTTTTCTGACCATTCAGCGTGGCGCCGCCGGATCAGGTTTCTGGTGAACTGTGATTTCTTCGATTCGTAAGGTTTCACGCTCTCTCCTCATGCCGCACGCTGGGCGCGCAGCTTCTTCAAGTGCTCTGCTATTTCTATTTCTTCGGCGATCCGCGCGGCCTGTGCTTTGGTCAGCGGCTCGAATTCGTGTTGAAAGCGGCCCATGCTGGCGATGCAGGTGCGACCGTTGCGGATGTAGTGGATGACTTCGTGGGTAGCGCGGAGGATTTTGCAGGGCGCGCCGTGGGGATCGGCGTACCAGGTATTAGGCTGGATTATCCGGAACATTGGGTACCACCTTAAATTCGATTACCCAGACCCAAGGGTTGGAGTCGAAACTACCAACGCCATTTACCTTATCCCACCACGCCTTAAAGCCGTGCATTTCTGGACACAGACCAACCGGAACGCCAGCGATCGCATAATGCTCAGCATGGTTGAAGGCGCGACCCGCTACGTTTTCGCAGTGTTCGAGCATGTCACCAAGGTCATTCAGCATGGCTGATTCATCGGCATCCTGAAGTCTCTCTACGCGGATTCCGGTTATCTCCAGGCTGATTCGGCTGGCATCCCGAGGCATGACTGCGCCAGATTGTGGACGAGTCCAGTCTCCCCATTCTGGGTCACCATCGGCCCAATACCAGAAGTCCGGAACTTCGTGAGGCACTGCTGGATCAAAGAAGTTAAATGAGTCGAGCCGTGAAAATGACTCTCTGACATAAATCGCATCGCCAACCGCACCGAATGGACATGGATGCCAGTAATCGCACACGTGCTCTGCATCTTCACTCCATGGCCACATGCTTCCGTCGTCGCGTTCTGCAATTTCAGTAGCCCGAGTCTGGCGCCATTTGATAGGGCGACGAACCTGCGTCATGCTGCCATCAAGCAAGGCGCGCACCTGATACTCGTTAAAAATCATTCCGCGCTCTTTCACTGGATCCCCCTCTGCTTATTCCTCAATTCGATAACAGATTGGCACTCCGCGCACGTCTGGCACCCGGGGACTGCCGCTCGCCGTGGCTCGGGAATTGGTTCGTCGCATTCTTCACAACGCTCAGCTGATACGGCGTTGTGGTTCACTCGGTGAGCGGAAAGGGCCGCGTTACGCTGAAGCTCTTCAATCTCTGCTGCGGTATCGATGATATCGGCAATTTTCAATGCTCCTGGAACTGGCGGTTAATTCGGTTGAAGGTGAACGCCAGCAATAAAAAAGGCCGCGATAGCGACCTGGTGATTAGCGCCTTCATGCTGCACCGCCATCATTCTTCTCGGCTTCGACTGCCATCTGCTCAAGCCGTCGCGATAGCTCGGCGGCCAGCGTCTGGAATTCTTCTTCGGTCACCACCGGGATCGGCACAAAGCGAATCCCGATGTTCGCCAGGTGGTTGGCAATTTCGAGGCTTTTCCTCAAATCAACGGGTGCGGCTCTGTTCATGCCGCACTGCCAGCGTGCCGCAGCCAGATGCAGACGGCACCATCTTCCGTGTCGTGAATTGAACCTACAAACCAACCACCACCGGCGGGTGTTTCTGGCTGCCACGCTGAAATGTTATAGCCGTCAACATCTGGATCAGCATCGTCCTCATCGCGATAAATCACTTTCCACTCTAGGCCGTTCTTCTCCAGCCATGCGTTGAACTCAATGGGCGATATGGATTCGCGGCCATCGCAAAATTCGTCGTAAAGCGGGTGAGTCCAGTAACCGTATTGGTTGCGCTCTACGGGTAAGGCTTTAAATTCTGTTGTCATTGTTCGGCTCCAAACCGCCCGTTAAGGCGGCCAGTTTTGACGACGAACTCCAGGAGGCTAACTCCCAGAGCTTCAATTTTCTTGTGATGCTTGTTGATGATCGGAGGCACCGTTTCGTTCCAGTTAGGCTTAGGCTTCTTGCGCATGGCCTGCTGGATTCCCTCGGTGCAGCGGCGGCAGGCGGCGCGGATGGCGTTGTCTGTTTCTGGCGTCATGCGGCCTCCGTTTTCACAACATCGATGGCGCAGCCGGGCAGCAATTCAACCGCGGCGGTGGCGCACTGATTTCCCCAGTGGTGCCAGCCCGGCGCCGCGCTGCGGCTAAACAGCTCAATGCGCGGCACATCTCCGTAAAGCAGCTCCAGCCGGTGGCGTACTTCCCAGGGCTTTTCGCTGTGCGCACCGAGCGGGCTGTATACTACTTGCTTAATACCGGCATGCTTTCGCTCCAGCCCGGCGCCGCGGGTGGCAATCAACAGGTCTTCGGTGTTGGCCCGGGTGTGATTGCCGCCGTTCATGCGCGTCTCGGCGTTTAGCAGATCGAGGAGGTCGTAAAAGTCGGTTAGTTCACCCTCTGCAAGTGCCTTGTTGATACGCAACTCGGCGTTCTGATTCAGCTTCACCCAGGTAAAGCCCTTCATCGTGCGAACGGTAAAACCCCAGGCCTCAGCCAGTTCGATAGCTTCCTGGTTATGCGTGCCGGTGTACCATATCGCCAGCACCGAGTTTTCGGCAGCAAGTTCCCACACTGGCAGACGCTTGATGTCGATTAACTTCATAGTGGAGTAGTGGTCGGCTGCGGCGCCGTTGCTGATGGTGTTGCCGTAAGACCAGGGAGGATCTGCGTAGATAAGCGAGTATTTTCCTGTCATGCTGCCTCCTGCCTTTCCCGATATTCCTCAGCGAGACGCTGCGCCTTTAATGGGTTGTTGACCACTTCACCCCAAGGCATTAGCCAGCCGTTACCAATGAAGGGAAGATTCAGATTGCCTACCCTGATGTCGTCGTGAGCGTGAGTCATAGGATGGACTCCATTTCGTCGATGTAGAGTCCCTGAGCAATCAGTCGGCGACGGCGGGCGGCCCGCGCTATGCATTCCTGCCGTCTGCCTTCCTGCGATTGCTCAATGGCGCGCCGGGTGAACAGGCGCGATTTACCTTGCGGAGTTACGACCTTCGGCTTCGTTACGAGGTCGAAAGTGCGGTCACAGATGCCGTCCTCGTTGATCCATTTTTCCGACTCAACGATCTGCGCTATCTGTCCGGAGCCGCGGGTAATGCCGTTGGCTACCCGGTTAAACTCAATCAGCGTTACGCCAAACTTCTCAGCGATTTCGCTGCCGGTTACCGGGCGGCCACGCGTCTGAATCATCCATATCACGCGTTCACGGAGGCCGGAGAATTGCCCGGTTCGCCCGGGCCGGCGGTAAAAGGGTGTGCGTTTCATTTCCACTGTTCCCCGAACGTGAAGCCGATCTCTGCCAGCGCCTCGTCCATCTTCTCAATGAACTCCGGCACCATTTCGTTGAAATTGGTCATGTACTGCGGATCCCGCTCAACGACGACATGGTGGATGCCTTCGCGCTTCATCCGCGGGTCGTAGTTAGCAAAGAACCAGGCGTCTTTCCCGGTCACCCACATGCTGTACTGCACCTGGGCCATGTACGCAGACTTGATTGCTTCGAAACCACCAAGGCGGAATTTCATGAAGTCGCGGGAGGTGAACGGGCATTTCAATTCGAGGCCGAAATCGTTACTGCAGAGTCCGTCAGGGGAGCACGCAGTGCGCATGCTCTCGTCACGGAACAGGATCGGAGACTCCGTGACTTTCACGTCAGTGGTGAACTCGAAGAGGGTGCGTGCATCTTCCTCGTACTGCTTGCCCCAGGCCAGCGCCTTGGCGTTAACCTCTGGCGCTACGCCGGTGCATACCTCGGCAAGCAGCGTGTGGAAGTAGGACATTTTCATATCTGTCCACTTCTTCCCCGATCGTGGCTTGGCGATGACGTTGTGCACCTCAGAGGCGGTGATAACGCCGAGGCGCAGCCGGTGCCATGCCTCGTCGCCTTGCTGGATTGTTGTTACGTCAATGCCGGTCCGAGCTTGGATAATTTCCGGTGTCATAGTTTTACCCTGTATACGTTCTGCTTATTTGAACGGGTGCCATCGTGAAACCATATTGCGCACCTGGTGACTTCTATCCATTTACGCCGCTCAAGCTCGGCGATGAACCATGAAACGCGAGACCTTGAAATGCCTAAAATCTTTGCCATGTCGCGAATGCTGTGTTTTCCGCTTCGCAACAGTGAAAGCAGGGAGGGTGTCATGTTGCCGCCTTAGCTTTTTTCTGAAGGAAGTTGAACCCTTTCTGTGCCTCTTCTTCAGTAAGGTCTGACGCCTCAAGAATTGGACGTTTAAAGATGTCGCTGCACACAGGGAGGAAGTCTTGCTCCCAGTCTTTATTCAGCGATGTTAAGAGATCGGTAATCGCCTGAAGCGTTTCTTCACTTGCAGCTGGCGGAAGCGCTTCTGTGGTGTTGCGCGGGGTGACGTCACGGATATCAACGTCCAGTGATTTTCCTTCCATTTCTTCGGCGGTAGGCTGCTGTCCAATCTCAGGCCATGCCTTACGCAACGCCTGGGCTTCTGCGCATTTCGCCAGCTGCCCGTATGGGCGCTTTTTCCACATAGCATTCGGCGCCGTGGTGTCGCGGCCGCCGGTGGCATAGTTCTCAATCCAGTATTCTTTGGCACTGAACTCGACGATCTCGCCGCTGGGCATGCGCTTGTAGACGGTGTATTTGCACCATTGAGGGAAAGTTACTTCGACACCAGAAAGCGTCTGAGTCGTGTCTGGCCCGAACTCTGGTTCGCGGGCCCCGGCATAATCCCCGGAACGGTCTGCCTGAATGCGGTAAAGCCCGATGCCCGGCATGACCACGTCGCGCCATTCGCTTTTACCCGTTCTCGAGTCTTTGACGCTCATCGGCACGAGATGGACAGGCTTCAGTAGTGGATCCAGTTGGCGGGCGCGGCAGTAATCGAGCGCCATCATTACCGATTCGTCTTTGGCGCCAGGGTAGATACTGTTCTTCAGCGCGCTCCAGGTAGCGACGTCGATGCCTTTTTCCTGCAGCGCGCTCGCCGTGATTGTTAATTCGTTTGCCATCGTTAATCCCCTCAAAAATTAAAACGGGCAGCCGGTACGGTGTTCCCAGTCGTATTCCGCCTGGGCGTAAGCAACTGCAGAAATGAAATCGTTGTACGCCTCGCCAGCTTTATCGCTGCGAAGCCCTTCGTACGGGCTGGAGTCAATCGGGATCGTGAAGTGGAAGAGGCCGGACGGCTCTTTAGGCATCATGTCGATGATTTGCTGCGCCCTGTCGTCGATCCACTTCTCTTTCTCGTCGGTGAGCTGCTGTTCAGCCCAGCGCCGATCTTCGATGCGGTCGTAAGTGAGGTATGCGTTCATGGTTTCCTCAGTAATGAATTTTCGCGCAGGGGATCAGGTCATCTTTCAGAGCGGTGAGCACTTCGATAGCCTGTTCGCGGGTTAAGCTGGTGTTGCTGGTAAGCGCGTTAACGATGTTGGTGCCGACCGTCTTGCGGTGCTTCACGTCAGCTTCACGTTTTGCCTGCTCATCGGCAATTCGCTTCTCTTCTGCCAGGCGTTTCTCCTCTGCCTGTTTTGCTTTGAGACGCTCAGCTTCAACCGCCGCGGCCTTTTCGCGTTCCGCCCGGGCTTCTGCTTCCTGCTTCTCGCGTGCCGCACGCTGCTCTGCTTCGATGCGCTGGCGCTCGGCCAGCTCAGCGCGGGCTTTCTCTTCGGCTTCACGGCGCGCTGCGGCTTCAATCTCTGCTTTGTGCTTCGCTTCGGCATCGCGGCGGGCCCGTTCAGCTGCTTCCCGGCGAATATTTTCCTCACGTTCCAGGCGAGCTTTTTCTTCCGCTTCTTTACGAAGTCGCTCAAGCTCTGCGGATTCATGCTCACGCTGTTTTGCGACTGTCAGTGCAGCTTCAAGTTGTTGGATAGTATCGTCTTTAGCCATGCCAGCTTCGGCTGCTGCTTCCTGCCAGCTGTCATCAAGTGCAACAGCTTTTGCTGACTCAATGCGCTGCTGAATTTCAGCTGACGGCAGATAGCTACCCATGCCATCAATCACGTCAGCCAGGGATCGCAAATCAGCAAGCCGCTGCTGCAATGCGTCCTTTCTTGCCGACTCGGCGTTTTCCCAGTCAGTGAGAGGTTTGCGCACTTCATCCTTCAGCGCGTCCAGCCGCTCACGCACAATGCGGCGGCTTTCGTCGATCTGCTTCGGCAGGGCCTTAAGCTCAGCAACTAAATCCTTTCCGGCGTTGTCGATGTAGGTTTTGGAACGGGCGACCTTATGCGCCATTGATGCGATAGCGTCGCGGCCTTTACGGGTCGACACATCCGGTACCAGGCTGCGAGCTTCTTTCTCAATCACCTCAATAATCGGGTCGAGCTGCTCTTTGGTGGTGAATACCGCCATTGCGTTCTGTTTCTCAATGACGACTAAGTCCGTTACTTCGCTCATGGTTTCTCCTGAAATTTGGATGTGCAGATCCTGCCCTCTGGTGACAGGCAGCAGTTGAATTGGTTAAGGGTTATTTACCTAGGGATCTGAAAATGCGTATATGGCTAGTTGATTGCTTCGTTAAGCATTTTTTCTATAGCCAGCTTGCCATCATTTATCTGAGCAACTTGCTTATCGAAGTTCTCTTGGTAGTGGGCGAGATTCTTTTCCGATGCAGAGAAGAGGCGTTCTTTGATTTTTTGTAACTCATCCATGCTGAAAACAATACCCATCTTGCGGCACTTTTTGACATCATCAATGCTCAGGCCGTTACCATTGAGTTTTTCCATGGCAATTCGCTTAACACACTGCCTGGCTTCTTCAATGGTCTTGTAGAACTCAACTGTATCGCTTCCACCACTGCCATCTGAATAGCGATTTACTCGTAATGCGATATCTCCATTAGTGCTACCTAAAAGAGATAAGCACTTGATACCTTCAAAGTTTTTACGTCCATAGTAGTTATCAATTGAAGACATAAAATCTTCAAATCTTTCAATGGACGGAACACCGTAATCACGTCGAATGGCAAATTTAACCTGCCCGGTCATTACATCTGCGAAATGGTCAAGGTCAGCATCATTGATATGATCTGAGAACGCTTTGACCTGCTTAACCATTTCTCTCCAGAAGCTTAATGTGTTCTGTAGGTTGCTAATTTCCGAGTTGATCTTCTCAATTTTCAACTTCGCATCAGCAAGGGCTTTTTCTTGTTTTGCTTTTTCACGAGACGACCATGTTTCAACTGGCTGGTCATGTAGGCTCTTCACCACAAAACGCTCGCCACCAGGGATTTCATCACCCTGCTGCGTGACAAAAACTTCCTGGACGATCGTTTCCTGATTATTCAGCGCACCAACGACAACGACCTTACGGCCATCAGAAAGAAATTTTGTTTCCATGATAAAGTCCTTAATGGGTAAGAGGGTTTCCGTGACCGTCCAGAAGGACGTCAATCACGCAGTCACTGAGGCGGATGATTTCTGCATCAGTGTGGAGATATACCCATTTGCGCTCCTGAATGACTGCTGAGACGCGATAGGTTCGGCCTTCATGCATAGCCATCATGCCTGGCGTGACGCACTGGCGAATGAGCGGGGTAGTACCGTAGTGAGACATCATTTTTTACCCTCCACTTGAGCCAGTAAACCAGCAACGTGCATCTGCCAGCGGTTCAGCACCAGTTTTTCCCGCGGTGCCGATACCGACGTCAGCTGCCACTCGTTATCGTTGAGCTTTTTGGCGGTGTACTGCTTGCCGTTGTGGGTGACTGTCATGAGGCCTCCCGAGCTGATTTCTTCAAATCGAGCAAGCCAATGTCATAGGCCTGCTTGGCTTCCTTGTGGTCAACCAACAGGCCGTTAACCGTATTGGCGACGTCACTTACTGGGCTGCCTGGCTGGAACCAGCCAGTTTCCTGTTCCCGCGGAGTGAGTTCGCGCTTATCGAGGCTGCTAATTTCAGATGCCTCACACTTAGGGCAGTAGTAAGGCCCGCATTGCTCCATGCCGATACCGATATCAACGTGGTCAGCCTCGCAGCTGTCGAATCCGCAATACGGGCAAATAGCAAGGTCAGGATGGTAGACGTTGCGATGGTTGGTGCTGTACTGATGCTTTCCGATTCCGGTGCTCATAATCATCTCCGCCCTTAAGCCGGGCCGCTGAACGGTTAATACAAGACTTCAACGCATTTATTCAGTGTTTCAATGGGCGGTGGATGGCCGCCGGTTGTCATAACTTGAGCCACTCGCAAATGACTCCAGGTATGAAAAAGCCCTCCGCGGAGGGCTATGTGTTTCGCTTTATCATTGGGAATGCCAGAGCAACTACGCCCGCCACTAACACACCGTCAGCCAGCATCGACATCAACTTCCCGGTGAAATCGACAGCAATCACCAGGAAGAGAAGGACGCCGATAATCAACCAGCGCAATTTATCCATCAGATATAAGCGTCGAGTGATAACTGAAGCGCCTGAGCGATTTTCTTCAGCTGTTTTTCTTCGTCTTCGCCGATGCCGTCGTTATCAGCTACGTCAAGGCACAGGCAGAGCACATCAACTGCGTCTGGTGTGCCAGCCACATCAGCCAGTTCACGCATCGCCTGGGCATTGGCAGAGCGAGGAGAGGCTTCGTACTGGGCGCGAATGTTGCTGCTCATGCTGGCGATCTCACCAGCGAAGGCAGAGAACGCTGGTTTTGCCTGAATTGTTTTCTCCAGTGTTGCAATTTCTGACGCATCACAAGTCCCGTCTGCATAAGCGATTGAGTAACAGCCCCACACCGTTGCTTCAACTGCGTCGCGGTTTTCCATCTTCTTCACTTCGACGATCGCTTTGCGTGCTTTTTTCTTAAACAGTCCGAACATTTGACTACCCTCTTGGTTTAAGCCATCAACTTGATGGCGATATTTGACTTACCGCCAGCCCCTCGCAAAGAGCTGCTGGTAACTCGTTAGTTTCAGCTGGTCACACGGGCTCTCCATTGCCCGTTACACCCCTCGCACTCCCCGTCACCTGCTGAAATTCAAGTGGCGGCTCAAAGCGGTCATCTAACTCCACTTCGCCGCTGGCTAACTTCGCTCAGCTGTCGATGTTTCGTTTCGATGGGTTGATTATTAACTAGTGGTTATTTTCAGTCAATAACCAGTGGTTAATTATTTGGGTTTTGGTTACTAAGGTTATGATTTGTTGGTTAATTTAGTTTTGTTATGTGTTTTTACGTAACGTGATATGCTGCAAAAAACATCAAAAAGGAGTGGGTTATGGACTTGGATGAAGAAAAAGTGAACATGATGGCTCATGCCGCCGGGCGCGCGGTGATGGAGTTATCGCTGGCGGATCTGCCTGTGACGCAGGAGGCTATCATTGAAAAACTTGAACAGTACCGGAAGGAAACTGGCAACGTGATAGGGAAGGGAGTGAACAGGGATGCAGCCGAGATAGTGCGGAAAGGAAGGTAGTGCAGGAGTGACAAAAAAGTGCAGGAGCAACATGCGCCAGCGCAGGTTATTTTGGATCACGTCATAAGTGATTGAATTGCATTGGATGCTTGCTTTAGTGGTTAGTGTAAGTCATTGATTTTAACGCCAGCGCAGTAACTTTTGGATCTCGGTATGGAAGACACAAAAAAACCCGGCGCGGTGGCCGGGTTTAATATGAACATTAGAACTGGGTTATGCAGCTTTCTTGTTCATTTCTGCAAGGATAGCATCCTTGCGAGCTTGCATTTCTGCAACGATTTCATTAAGACGGCCAGCCAGTTTAAGCATCTCAGAAATTGTGTGGAGTTTATTCATATGCGCCTCCGCAGTGCCTCGTTTCATCCAAAAGAAAGTTATTTAAAAATTACAGCCCCTTTGAGAATTTTGGAGCTTTGTGCACACAGATCTGGGTTTTTCTGTTTAATATCACGAATCAGTATCTGCGCGGTAAGCAATACCTGCTGTAGGTCAAGAGCGCCAAGTTGCTTGGCTTTGGTATCAAGCTTGAGAATGATCTCATGAACCTCATCAAGTGACGGATCAACGAGCTCATGTAACTTTTCGATACCCAACTCTTCAAAGCTAGTGACAACGAAATCAATCAAAGCCTTCACAGCTATCTGAACCTGATACAGTTGCCTTTCTTGAAAAGAAGCTTCTGCATCTGTCACTTTTACAGCATCTCTAAATTCTTGGGTCACTAACTATACTCCTTATATAGGATCTCTCCAATCGATTTTCAATGCGAATTGGACGATTTCCGCTCAATAAGCACGATTTAGCAATGAAATAATTGACTTTGAAAGGAAACATCTCTATATCGCGCGCACATGATATATATACACTTAAAATCGACTAAAAGAACACAAACTTTATGATGATTTTCATCAACCATATTGAATGATGACGGCTATCACACCAGTCGCAGCTTCGTCTTTACAGCAACACCGAGTACCAGAATATGCGACCGATTATCTCAACATCATCAATGTCAGCTTCTTCATCCGGATATGCGTCGCCGTTGTAGCTGCGAATGATTAGCTTGCCGCCCGGCTTCCGGTATAGCTGCTTAATGCGCTTGAGCTGCCCGCTACCGCCGTCTGCCTGACCAATGGCATACAGCTTACCGTCAACTATGCGCTTGTTGTTCGTGTCTACGGCTACCGTAGTGCCATCGGGAATGATCGGCTCCATGCTGTCACCTGTGGCCGGGAAGCAGAGAACTCCAGAACCGTCGGTGTTTGCCCCTACTCGGCGTAGTGTTGACTTGGAGAACCTCAGCTTAAAGCCATTATGATCCTCGCATTGAACGCGGCCATCGCCACATGCAAATTCAATATCCTTGAGGTAAGGCACTTCAACCTCGTCCGCAGGTAGCGGTGTGTTTTTGTCCCAGGCATCGACAGTTCCCCACTCAGACTCTGGCGGGATGGATGATTCCCTAAGGATCTCAGGTTCAGGCTCATTTCTTCCATATTCCAGCCAGTCAGGCCTAACCCCAAGCCAACGGCTAAGGGCTAGGATATTGGTTTGGTCTGGTATTGCTGATGCGTTAAGCCACTTCCAGATCCCTGGCTCAGATACAGCAATCCCTTGGGACTTCATAGCCTCTCTGATCCTGCCCGCCTGCCCACGACCACCCACGCCAGCATCAAGCAATGCAGCGCGAAGTCTCTTAGAAAATTCTTCTTTTAAATCGTCTTTTTTAACCATTCGTTAATTATCGATTAGAGTTGACATAACTGTCAGTTAAGATATAACCTTAACCCGTAGTTAATATAGTTAACGGAAAACACTATGAACCCAATGCAATTTGCAATCGAAGCTGTAGGTGGTCAAACCGCTGCTGCGCGCCTGTGTGGCCTATCGAATGTTGCTATTCACAAGTGGGTGAAGAACGCGGCGCTGCCTCGTACTGAGTACACAGAGAAAACCAACTATTCGCAGCTTTTGGCTGACGCATCAAGGGGGCAGTTTACGGCTGAATGGCTCCGTCAAGCAGCTAATCCTGACCGAATTAAACAAGATTCACATGCCGCCTGACAGGCGGCCCTAACCATAAATCACAGGAATTATCACAAATGGAAAAATCAATTACACGCAACAAAGCGGAGGCGCGACGAATCGAGAGCTGGTTACACCGTCAGATTGCAGAGCTGGGAACAACCCGTATCGCCGAGGTTATCGGGGTCAACAAATCAACCGTAAGCCGGTGGCGGGAAAACCTTGTCCCGAACATGTCGCTGCTGCTGGCCATCCTGATTTCTAACCGGGATGGAGCGAAGGGAGATTTTGAAGCATGAACGCAGAAAGGGCGAAAGCCGCGGTGCGCTAACACCAACGGCTTTCAGGTGCAAAAACGAGAGTAGTTGCAGGAGGAATAATGGCAAAAAAACCACGCTATTTCCATACCGCTGTACATAAAAACATTACCCGTGACCGCTTTGTCCGTTCCGTTAACCCGGAAGTGGCCGAAAAGATGCGTGCCATCCTGGAAGAACTGAAACGCAAGGAGAGCGGTCGTGGATAACCTCGCAAAAGTAATACCTTTCAGACCGTCTGTATCGGTCGTGGAGCGTCAGGTGGCAGATATCGATGATGGGTATACCCGCATCGCTAACGAGCTGCTGGAAGCGGTTATGGCTGCTGATTTAACGGCTCGCCAGCTGAAGGTCGTTCTGGCGGTGATCCGCAAAACATACGGTTTCGGGAAAAAGTTTGACCGTATTACCAATACCCAGATTGCAGCAATGACCGGCATTCACCATACGCATGTCTGCAAAGCCAAGAACGAGATGATTGCAATGAACATCATCGTTACCAGTGGCCTGGCGATCGGGGTGAATAAGGTAATTTCTGACTGGAATTTCAGCATTAGCCAGCATGGCAAAACATTAGCCGAAACAGCTAATGAAACATTAGCCAAGTCAGCTAATGCCCATAAGCCAACTCAGCTAAACACAAAAGAAACTATTCAAAAGAAAGAAAGAAAAGATCCCCCTAAATCCCCCAAGGGGGAATGTGGCGGGCAGGAAGAAAAACTGGTTTCACAGAAAAAACCATCAATCGACTACCTGGCTGTGATGTCAGCATACAACTCCACCCTGGGAGACAGACTGCCGCAGGCTGAGGCCCTCAACGACAAACGTCGCCGCAATATCAAACGTCTGTTGTCTGAGCTGAAAGAGCCAACGGTAGAAGCAGTTGAGAACTATTTTTCAGCGTTCTCCCGCACTGCAAAGCCGTTTTATTTCGGTGACAACGACACCGGATGGCGTGCCAGCTTTGACTACCTGCTGCGTTCCGAAACGCTTGTTAAAACGCGGGAGGGTTCACTGTGAGCAATGAAATCCTGACCGTACCTCATAACCTCGAAGCAGAGCAGAGCGTACTGGGTGGCCTGCTGCTGGATGATGACAACAGCGAGCGAGTCCAGAAGGTTCTGGCGATGCTCAAGCCTGAGTCGTTCTACAGCCGACCTCACCAGCTGATCTTTGCCGAGATGCGCCAGATGTTCCGCGACAACAAGCCAGTCGATGGTCTGACATTGTTCGACGCGCTTGAAGGCAAAGGGCTCGCGGAGCAGGTAGGTGGTTTTGCTTACCTTGCAGAGATCGCCAAGAACACTCCCAGCGCTGCAAACATCGTGGCTTACGCAGCATCAGTCCGGGAAGCCGCAATGGAGCGCTACGGCATCAACCGCCTGACCGAAGCTACTGAGCTGCTTTATTCCCGCAATGGCATGAGCGCCACGCAGAAGTACGAGGCCATTCAGGGTATTTTCACCCAGCTCGCAGACCATTCAAAAACCGGCAGCCGCCGTGGTTTGCGTTCGTTCGGCGAGGTTATGGATGACTGGGTAGCGGATCTGGAGAAACGATTTGACCCTTCAGGCGAACAGCGCGGAATGAGTACCGGTATCCCGTCACTCGACCGACTGCTGGCGCCGAAAGGTCTGGTTAAAGGGTCTCTGTTCGTAATTGGCGCAAGGCCAAAGATGGGCAAGACAACACTTTACGGGCAGATGGCGATCAACTGCGCGATTTGTGAGAAAAAGCCAGCGCTTATGTTCAGCCTGGAGATGCCCAGCGATCAGATCCTCGAAAAACTGGTTGGGCAGAAGTCCGGAATTAACCCGAGCATTTTTTACATGCCAGCCACGGATGATGCTGATGACCAGTACCAGGGCGACTACGACGGAGACTTTAAGAAGGCGATCGCCACTGCCGGGCGACTGAGTGAAATCGACATGATGTACATCGACGACACCCCTGGCCTGTCACTGGCGCACATCGTTAGCGAAAGCCGCAGAATCAAACGCGAGAGGGGCTGCGTAGGCATGATTCTGGTTGACTACCTGACGCTGATGACAGCCGAAAAAGCCGACCGTAATGACCTGGCCTACGGGATGATCACCAAAGGACTGAAGAATCTCGCCAAAGAGCTTGGTTGTGTCGTCGTGCTGCTGACCCAGCTCAACCGTGAACTGGAGAGGCGAGTGAATAAACGCCCGCTACCGAGCGATTCCCGCGACACAGGACAGATTGAACAGGACTGCGACTACTGGGTCGGGATTCACCGTGAAGGCGCATTCGATGACAGCGTGCCGCCGGGAGAGACAGAGCTACTTCTCAGGCTAAACCGCCACGGCAGCACCGGCACGGTTTATTGCAATCAGATTAACGGGGCAATTTACGACACGGACCAGCAGGCCGCCGCCGCAGAACGCCGCGGGCGCGAGCAGCAGCCGAAAAAGAAAGGGGGCTTCTGATGAAAGGCAAACAGGCAATTCTGCGTTATCTCGAAACGCACCGGACCTTCACCGCGAAGGATGTGGCCACAGAGTGCGGCATGACCATCAACTGCATCACGAAGAACGCTATCGATCTGGAGCGGGCCCGCAAGATTGTCCGGGTGAGCAAGGTCTGGCGAACGGTAACTTATCGCCTGGCGACTCCGGAAGAGCAGGATGGCACCGCGCGCAGCTGTACCAACGGAATATTTCAGGAGTGCCGCAACAGCGCGGCTATGAAGCGAGTATTGATGGTTTGGGGGAGGGTAGGGGTATGACAAACGTAAGCGCAGTAGAAAAAATGGCTGAATTAATGCAGCAGATGGAAGAGCACTCGCCGCGAGTTGCAACGCTCCAGTATTGCCTGACACAGGTTGCGGAAACAGTGGAAGAGGCAGAAAAGCGCAATGCGGAGCTCGAATCCAGATGCGCGGCGCTGGCTGCGGAAGCTCACGGGTTTAAACGATTTTTCATCTTCGCCATCAACGCAGCATTCGATGGTTGTGACATCACAGGCTATCAGATTCAGGAAGTGGCTAAAGAAATTGGGCTGGTGAGAGTAGAGTCTTACAGCGCCGAAAAACACGCTGGCATCGCTCGAAGCGGAGCCTGTGGCGTGGGCGCACAGATTAATCAACAAGCGTAACGGAGTCGTTCACCCTTGGGTTTACGGTAGCGCAGAGGCGTGTCCAAGCGAGGGGGATATCTTCAATATTGAGGTAATGCCGCTCTACACCGCCCCGCCAGCGCCGGTAGTGGATTGCGTTACGCTTGGGGATTCTCCATATGATGTTCCATACAGCATGCCATCAAACCTTCGTGAATTGATTGCTGAAGAGATAGGGATTCTTTTTAGCGATGATGATGCTCAGAGTGTGTGGAATGTGTGCCGTAACGCCGCCATGCTTCAGGGTGCCGAACCTGTAAAAAATCATGATGAGTTGCGCGAAAAGGTGAGACGTGAGCACGCTGAATGGTCACAGGCCACGTTCGGCGATGTTGGTCCAGTAGGGCCGCTTAAACACCTCAGTAAAGAAGCACTTGAAGCAGCCGCAGAACCTCGCGACCTCAGCGAGTGGGCTGATATGCAGTTCCTGCTGTGGGATGCCCAGCGTCGCGCCGGTATCAGTGATGGTGAAATCACAGCAGCGATGGAAGAAAAGCTAAAGGTGAATATGGCTCGCCAGTGGCCGGAGCCCAAAGACGGTGAGCCGCGACTGCATATCAAAGCAGCACCGCAGCAGGAGGTTACTCAGGCGCTTGCCAAAGGCATGGAACGTTATGGCGATGCCATGCAAAAACTCGCAGATAGTGGTGACTGATTTTTGGTAATCATTTTTCAAAAGTGATGTTATAATCATGTCATCGGAGCCTGAACAACTCCGGTGACTTCTGCGCATTTAAGGGGACTTAAATGCGACCACAATCTGAACTCCTCACCTTGTCACAGATGCAGAAATGCACCTGCGATTTTCTGCATTCTGCGGTTTCCTTTAAGGAGGCCGTATGACTCTTCCAGTAGACGGCATCAAACTACATCGCGGCAACTTCGCGGCCATCGGCCAGCAGATTCAGCCATTGTTGGATGCAGGGCAATGCTTCCGCCTTCAGGTTAAGCCATGGCGCGAGAAGCGCAGCCTGTCGCAGAACGCGCTCAGCCACATGTGGTACACGGAAATCAGCGAGTACCTGATCGCGCGCGGCAAGACCTTCGCTACGCCTGAGTGGGTCAAAGACGCGATGAAGCACACCTATCTCGGCTACGAAAGCAAGGACCGTGTAGACGTCGTGTCTGGCGAGGTCACCACCGTCCAATCCCTACGTCATACTTCAGAGCTGGAAACGGGCGAAATGTACATCTTCCTGTGCAAGGTCGAAGCCTGGGCGATGAATATCGGCTGCCACCTGACCATTCCCCAAAGTTGCGAGTACCAGCAACTGCGCGATAAGCAGGAGGCCTGATGTCTACTCCGCTTTCCCGCGTCATCACCAATGAAATCTTCCGCGTTCCTGCGCGCCGCAAGCGTAAGCCCGCGGTTAATCCGTCCGACATCCCGACACTGAAAGACTACACCGCCCGCCTGGTGGATCAGAAATGGCTGCGTCTCGCTGCAAGGAGAGTGCATGGCTAATTTATGCAAAGCGGCACGCGGCCGCGAATGTCAGGTGCGGATCCCCGGCGTATGCAACGGAAATCCTGAAACCTCAGTGCTGGCTCACATTCGTCTTGCTGGTCTATGCGGGACCGGAATCAAGCCGCCTGACCTGATCGCCACCATCGCATGCAGCAGTTGCCACGACGAGATTGATCGCCGAACCCGTCTGGTCGATGCGGAATATGCAAAGGAGTGCGCGCTGGAAGGCATGGCTCGCACGCAGGTCATCTGGCTTAAAGAGGGGCTCGTAAAAGCATGAATGAATACCGCATCAGCCTCCCGTGGCCGCCAAGCAACAACCGCTACTACCGACATAACCGCGGGCGCACGCACATCAGCGCAGAAGGGCAGGCGTACCGCGACAGTGTCGCCAGAATCATCAAAGACTCAATGCTGGATATCGGCCTGGCAAACCCCGTGAAAATCCGTATCGAGTGCTACATGCCGGATCGCCGCCGACGAGACCTGGATAATCTGCAAAAGGCAGCGTTTGATGCCCTCACGAAATCCGGGTTCTGGCTCGATGACCAGCAGGTCGACTACTACAGCGTGAAGAGGATGCCAATCGTCAAAGGCGGCAGGCTTGAACTGACCATCACCGAACTGGAGGCCGTATGAACCACACAGACTTCCTGCGGTATCAGGCAGAAAGCGTTAAGCGCGCCAGCCTGCCACCAGTAGCAAAGCACAGCCAGACCAAAACCAATCAGCCACATAAGGAAGCCGCATAATGAAACTGGAATTAACCAACGACCAGCATCAATGGGTAGACCAGTGGCTCCAGTTGTGGGGCGCATGGTGCCAGACCGGCAAGATTGATAAAGCGATGATCAACATGATTGCCAGATTCATGGCTACCGTCGAGCCCCAGCAAGCATCACGGCCGGTATGTAGTGATGATGACGGAATGCTCATTGATGCTGTCATTCGCCACTACCTGAAGAATGTGGATGAAAATGCCTGGCGGGTTATCTTCGCCTACTATGTCTGCAACTCCAGCGAGATCCGAATTGCATCATGGCAGCATGCAGTAAGTAAGCCTCGCCTTATGAAGACGCGTGGCGGAAATCAGTACAAACACCCAAGCATCTCGACAATCCGTAGAGAGGTGAAGCAAATCATCAATGCTTCATTGTTCTGTTTATACCAACCGCTTCAAAATGCGTTTAACGATCGCGAAAATGTGAGGAAAGTTGCAAATAAATCACACAACGTGCTTGCAATTTAATGAACAAATGAGCAAACTAATTCGTATATTTTGCCATTGTTGTGTGTAACATGAATAAATTCCAAGCCCCGCCATCGTGCGGGGCTTTTTCGTTTCAGGGCCGGAAGCTCATTTGGTATGAGCAGTCCCCTCATAAGGGAAGGGTAGACAGGTTCGAATCCTTCACGGCCCACCAAATTTGCCTGTAGCTCAGAGGAAAGAGCAGCCGCCTTCTAAGCGGTTGGTCGCTGGTTCGAATCCAGCCAGGCGAGCCAAACCCAGCCAGGGTATTTACGGCCAGAGAGCCGACATTGCCTTACCCTCATCTTCCTGGCTTGTCGCCAGGTTTTTTATTCAGGCCGCAGACAATCAATTCCAGATGCCCCGTAGCTATCGTGTCTGACGGCCTTTCCCACTACACGAACAGCACCCGCAAACAACGCGAGGTGAGAGCATGTATCGCATGGAAAAAATAACCACTGGTGCTGCCTATGGCGCTTCAGCCGGGAGCATCCTAAACGGCATGCTTAATGCCTACAGCCCCGAGCAGTGGAACGCTATCGGCGTGCTGGTGGGTATCATCATTGCCGTACTGACGTACCTGACGAATCTCTATTTTAAGATCCGCGAAGACAACCGCCGCAGCAGGAGCCGAGATGAACCCGACACTCAGGAATAAGCTGGTGGGTGCCATTGTTGGCGGATCCGGGGCCATCACTATTGCTGCAGTAATGTTGGGCAATGCGGATGGGCTGGAAGGGCGGCGCTATTACGCCTATCAAGATGTGGTCGGCGTCTGGACTGTTTGCGATGGGCACACCGGAGCGGACATTCGCCGCGGTCACCGCTACACCGACAAAGAGTGCGACAACCTGCTGAAGGCCGATCTGCGAAAGGTGGCAAATGCTATCGACCCGCTGATCAAGGTTCGCATTCCTGAGCCAACCCGTGCCGCGCTTTACTCCTTCACTTATAACGTTGGCTCTGGTGCTTTCGCCAGTTCCACGCTGCTGAAGAAGCTGAACTCCGGTGATGTGCCGGGGGCATGTAAAGAACTGCAGCGCTGGACGTATGCCGGTGGCAAGCAGTGGAAGGGGCTTATTACCCGACGCGAGATTGAGCGTGAAGTATGCGAATGGAGCCAAAAATGAGAGTGGCATTACTGGTAGCATTATTCATGCTTACGGCCTGTGATCGTGGCCCTGAGCCAGCAAAATCAACAATGGCTGTTTCCTCTCAACTGTCCTCTGACGCAGACCGCATTAAGGTGACCAAAATGTCAGAGTTCAGGGATACCCTGGCTTACGATAACTGGCGTGGCGTATACCTCATTCAGGATCAGCAAACCGGGAAGGAATACATCGGCATAAGCGGTATCGGCATTTCAGAAGTAGGTTCGCATACGCAACTGGTAGGCAAAGTTCAGCAATCCGTAAGGGATGAGCGATGAGCCGATTAACATCCATCATTTGCGCTGTCGTTATCTGCCTGCTCGTTTCCATGGCCTGGGCGATTAACCACTACCGCGGCAACGCCATCACCTACAAAGACCAGCACGATAAGGCCACCAAGAATCTCAACCTGGCTAACGCCACCATAAAAGACATGCAGACCCGCCAGCGCGATGTTGCTGCACTGGATGCCAAATACACGAAGGATTTAGCTGATGCGAAAAAGCAGCTTGATGATCTGCAGCGTTGTGTTCGCGATGGCAAGTGTGGGCTGCACGTCAACGCCAGATGTCCCGCGAACGGAGCGGCCAGCACCGGCGGCATGGGCGATGCTTCCGGCCCCCGACTTACTGACTCCGCTGAACGGGATTATTTCACCCTCAGAGAGCGAATCGTCACAGTGACGAAGCAGGTTGGCTATTTGCAGGGCTACATCAACACCCAATGTCTGAAATGAGCTATGATTCTGTTTTCAATTATTAAAGGAAGATAATAATGACTAATAGAGAAATAGCTCTTGAGCAAGCCCTTATCGCTGTTATCGGCGCTATCCGAGAAGAGGATGCTGATTTGGAGCGCATAGCGGTTAGGGCAGACATGCTTTTGCTGGATAATTCACCTTATCGAATTGTTGAGCATCCCCATGTCTCAAATGCTTTAACTGAAATTGAAAAAGCACTTAATTTCAAAAAGTAAATCAAGCCGCCTCCGGGCGGTTTTTTTATATTGTCATCACCATGGGTAGTCTCATCGTAATGGCAATATCCCATAAGCGGATAGAGAGGCTCTCAATGTCCGACATCTACCAAATCACGCTAACCACCCAAACAGGCGAAACCTTCACGGGCAAGATGTCACGACGTCAGCCTGAGCTGGTTAACGGCTTTGTGCCGCTGGCGACCGAGACGGGGCAGTGGCTGTACTTCGCTCCTGCTGATGTAAAGCGTGTGGAGTTCACGCCAGTACCGGCAGAGCAGACCGAACAGCCAGCAGAACAAACGACGGAGTAACCCATGGCTAACGATGACGAGCGCAGGCCTTATCCGCCAGTTAACTTCATCGACTCCGAGAACTGGCAGCCATATACCAGGCTGATCCCCGCAAACGAAGTGCATGAGTGGATAAATCGCCAAATCCTGAGCGATACCGGCAGCATCCATAACCCTGACCACGAACACCTGTTAGAGGCTGACCTCTGCTTCATGTGGGCGTCCGATTCGTTCGCTAAGAAAGGGCGCTATGTCCTCGGCCAAGCCGAGCAGGTAATGCTACGCGCCGGTGGTTGGCAGAAAGCCAGAATGGAACAGCAGATGCATGAATGGTTCGGGCGAATCCCGAAGTTCATCATCACGCTGGCTGCTGATTACTGCTCACAATGCAGTGACCTCGAATTCTGCGTACTGGTAGAGCATGAGCTTTACCACATCGCCCAGGCCACCGATGATTTCGGAGCGCCTAAGTTCAACAAAGAGACCGGGCAGCCAGTGCTCACACTGCGCGGCCACGACGTCGAAGAATTCACAGGTGTCGTACGTCGATACGGTGCCAGCAAAGAAGTACAGGAGCTCGTTGATGCGGCCAATGCGCCAGCAGAAGTGGCTCACATCGATATAGCCAGGTCATGTGGCACATGCATGTTAAATCTGGCCTAACAATATGACTGATTATGACAGGCAGGTAATCCATGGCGACACTGAAAGGTGAGGTCAAAGCCTTCATCGTTCAGTCCCTTGCCTGCTTCGATACACCATCCCAGGTGGTTGAGCTGGTCAAAAAAGAATTTGGCCTGAGCATCACACGTCAGCAGGTCGAATCACACGACCCGACGAAAGCAAACGGCAGGGGGCTGGCGCAGAAATGGGTGGACATGTTCAATGCTACCCGCGAACGTTTCCAGAATGAAATCTCAGACATACCGATCGCTAACAAGGCGTACCGACTTCGCGTTCTCGACCGCATGGCAACGCGTGCCGAGGGCATGAAGAACCTCGCGCTTACTGCCGAGATTATCGAACAGGCGGCGAAGGAATGCGGCGATGCCTACACCAATAAGCACAAGTTTGAACATTCCGGCCCGAATGGTGGCGCCATCCAGACGATCACCATGAGCAAAGAGGAATACAAATCCGCACGGCAGGAGATGATGGAGGATGACGACTGCTGAGCAAAGGGCATTTGCCCGTAAGGTTGAATGCGAAGAGGACGGGCTCTATTACGCTCGCTACTTCTTCAAGCAGCGCACCGGCGGAAAGATGATTGTCGCGCCTCACCACAAGGTGATTCAGCAAACGCTGGATCGCGTCATTGATGGTGAGATTCAGCGCCTGATCATCAACGTCCCGCCTGGGTACACGAAGACCGAGCTGGCGACCATCAATATGATGGGCCGAGGGCTGGCGCTGAACTGCCGGGCCCGTTTCATGCACCTGTCCTATTCGCATAACCTGGCGCTGCTGAACTCATCCACCGCGCGTGGAATGATTAAGTCGCAGGCGTATCAGTCGATGTGGCCCATGTCGCTACGCGATGACGCTGACAGCAAGGCTATGTGGTGGACCGAACACGGCGGCGGCGTTTATGCGTCGTCAGCTGCCGGTCAGGTTACCGGGTTCCGTGCCGGACATATGGAACCTGGCTGGCAAGGCGCGCTGATTATCGATGACCCGGTTAAGCCGGACGACGCTTACTCTGAGATCGTCCGAGACGGGGTCAACAACCGCTTTAACGAGACAATCAAATCACGACTGGCGATCGAGACGACGCCGATGATTGTCATCATGCAGCGAATCCATTACCACGACCTGAGCGGCTATCTGCTGAGAGGCGGGAGTGGTGAGAAATGGCATCACCTGAATCTGCCGGTGATTATCGACAATAGTCAGCCATACGCTGCTCAGTACCCTGAAAACACCCACGCCATACCGATTGACCACGGACTGCCTGATGGCTGGCTGTGGCCGTTTAAGCACAACGAATCGCACCGCGTATCGCTGTTTTCTCACCGGCGCACCGCCGAAGCCCAGTACATGCAGAACCCGAAACGCTTCAACGCGGAGGGGGCGCTGTGGAACGAGGAAATGATCAGCGCCGCACATGTGATGCGGATCACCCAGGAACTGGCCCGTACGGTCGTGGCAATCGACCCGCAAGCGACCAACAGCGAAGAGAGTGACGAATCAGGCATTGCCGTCGCCAGTGTTTACGGCAGCGGTGATGAGCGGCAATACAGCCTTGATGCTGATTACAGCGGCAAATACTCGCCTAATGGTTGGGCTACGAAAGCTATTGATGCCTATGTACAGCATGAAGCTGATGCGATCGTCATTGAAACTAACCAGGGCGGCGATATGGCAGAGGACACTCTCCGCAACGCCGGGTTTACCGGTCGCGTTATCCGTGTGCATGCCAGTAAAGGCAAGTATGCCCGAGCAGAGCCGATATCTGCTCTGTACGCCCAGGGGCGTGTAGCTCACCGCGGCAGTCTGTACGAGGTCGAAAACCAGTTCATGGAATACGTGCCATCCACTGCGAAAAAATCACCTGACCGCCTCGACGCTGCTGTTTATGCGCTAACCGAACTATCAGAACCACAATCACTCGGCATGTTGGTGCGCTCGCGCTGACGGAGGAAACCGTGAACGAAAGCGAAATGAACAAACAATTTGCCGCAAATGCCAGCCTCGATCGTGATCGTATGCGCTACGTTAACGCTCTGTTCAATGGCACCAGTAATACGAAACGCCAGCGCCTTTATCAGGAGTTTGGCTATCCACTGAATCTGACGTTCGACGACTTTTTCCGGGCCTACAGCCGTAATGCAATTGCCAATGCTGCGGTTAACCGGATGGTTGATGGCTGCTGGGAGGACTTCCCGGATGTCTACGAAGGTGACCAGACGAAGGATGCCACCAAGCAAACGGAATGGGATAAGCGCGTAAATAAACTGCTCAAGCGTTGCTGGAAACAGATTAAAGGCGCTGACAAGCGAAACCTAGTGGGGCGCTACTCTGCGCTGCTGATCCAGGTAAAGGATAACCGGACCTGGGATAAGCCGGTCGATAAGATAGTTACTGCCAGGCAGAAGGAAAAGGCGCTGGTTAAGTTGATCCCGGTGTGGGAGGCACAGATTGAGCCTGTCACTTACAACGAAGATCAGAGCAGCGAGAACTATGGTGACATCACCATGTACTCGTTTACTGAAATTCCGGTACAACAGCAAGTTGGTGGGCAGCCCGGGCGCATCATCAACGTCCATCCTGACCGCGTAATTATCCTTGCTGAAGGTTCAGATGATGGCCGCCTCTACTCTGGCGAATCAATGCTTGCTGCCGGTTTCCATAAAATCATGGACAGCGAGAAGGTCTCCGGCGGTGCCGCCGAGGGGTTCTTTAAAAACGCCAGCCGCCAGCTCAACTTCAACTTCAGCGCCAAAACAAACTTCTCAGCGCTGGCTAAGGCTCTTGGTTTTTCAGAATCTCAGCTATCCGAAGCCCTTGATGGGCAGGTGCGACGCCTTAACGACAGCTCTGATAGCGCTGTGATGATGCAGGAGGGCGATGTCAGCGTGCTTTCGGTTGCAGCGGCAGATCCTGAACCCACGTGGCGAACCATTCTGAATGAGTTTTGCGCCACCGTGCCGATCCCGGTCAAAGTCCTGGTAGGCATGCAGACGGGCGAGCGGGCCAGTACCGAGGATGCGAAGGACTGGGCCAAGACCCGAATGAGCCGTCGAACTGGGTTCCTGACAGACCTGATAACGGACATCGTTACCCGATTCTGGGAGTTTGGCTTTATCCCCCCAGCGGCAGGTGAGGAAATTACCGTCGGATGGTCTGATCTGCTGGCTCCGAGCCAGGCAGAGAAGATTGCCAACATGGATAAACTCGCCGACGTAGCCGTGAAGTCGACGAACGCCTTTGGCCGCTCTGCTATCACAGAAAATGAGATACGCGCAGCGGGCGAACTGCAAGCCCTGCCTGAACTTGATGATGAGGTGCCGCCAGATGGCAACCAGCCAAAGCCTGATCCACTGGCCGACCCAGAATCAGAAGCCGAAAAGTCCGGTGATACCACGGTCGAAAGTTGATCCCACAATGTCGCGCAAGTCCGTCAGCAAGATGGAGCGCGACATTGAGGATCGGTATTACGCGATAAAGGTGGCGCTGAAAGCCCTGTTCGACCAGCGCCTTATCGGGCGAGAGCGAGAGGTTAACAGCCATAACTGGAACTTCCTTTGCCACGACAACGGCGCGGATATGCGGCTCTACCAGGTCAACGCCGGTAAGTTCGTCTACGACATGTCAGCGCAGGAACTGGCTGACCTGCTTGAGGCGGTGCAGGGCATTCTCGACGATTACCTGCTGGATGGTGGCGAGCAGAACCTGTGGGCGATGGATTACGTCGTCGCAGAAGCGCAGCGCGGCACGCTGGAGGCCTTCAACAACCTCTCACAGCAGTCGCAGGTGTACGCCAGCCAGACAACGCTACAGCAGCTTTTAAGCAGTCCCGGTTATCTGAACCAGATAGCGTCGGCCAGGCTGACAACGTTCAGTGACTGGAAGGTTATCAGCGACACCGCCCGCGGCGACCTGACCAACATCATCACCGATGCAGTAGCGCGCGGCGTGAATCCTCGCGAGACGGCCAGTGTCATCAGCAAGCGCCTCGATGTGTCTATGTCGAAGGCAAAGACCATCGCTCAGACTGAGCAGGTCGGTGCACTGCGGCAGGCACAATGGAGCGAAACCGACTGGGCTGCTGACCGGCTGGGGCTGAATACCGGCCTGCTGTGGCTGTCAGCGCTCAAGCCAACTACGCGCACCTGGCACGCCAGCCGTCACGGCAAGGTCTACACCACCGAAGAGGTGCGGGACTTCTACGCTGAGAATGGGAACCGGTACAACTGCTATTGCAGCCAGATCCCGGTGCTGCTCAACGACGACGGCAGCATCTTCAATGAGGGGCTTGCTGAGAAATTGGAGAAGGAGCGAAAACAATGGAAAAATGGTAGTTGAACCAATGTTTTTTTCTAGACATATTAAAGCCCTACACACAGGAGGATAATATGTCGTTATATAATCGCGTTCAAAAAAAGTTAACAGAATACAAAGAAACTGAACAACGTTACTGGGACGATCTCAAGGAGCGCCTTACCCTATTCAAGCCCAAACTTATTGATTATCTTGGCGTTGAAGGTATGGAACTTTGTGATGATCATGATAAAAATAAGTACCCTATCGTCTTGGTTGGTAACAAAGTTCGAGAAGAAGTTGAAGATGAATTAGTAAGAAATTTTGAAAAAGTAGATGGCCAAAAGCCCAGCTTGCGTTTCTTTGTTCAGATAAATCTTTCGAAATACAATAGTGAAATTTATGTGAAGTCGGAGATATTTGAATGTCTTTTCTGGGGGAAAGACGATAGCTACACTATGGATATCTGTGGGGAAAGCGTTGGTTGCAGGAAAGTTACGGATAAGACTGATTTTACCAATGTCTTTGATTTTATTGTCAAAAAAATTGAAGAGTCTGTCGATACAGAGCGATTTTTATAATCAGTGAATATGAACAACAGAAGGTCGCCACGGCGGCCTTTTTTAATGCCTGAAATCCACCAATGAGGCCCATATGAGCGGCGTTTATTTCGAATCAAAGCGACTCGGTGATATCTCATGCACGCACGTTAAGATCGGCGGCGTCGAAGCGATGATGAAGCAGGTAGGTGATCGTAAAGTCATCAAATCACAAGGGCGAGGCAACGTGCGCCAGGTAAAAGCCATCATCAGAGAATTACATAAAGCCATTCAATAAGAGGACGCAACGTGCAGCTATCCAGCATCCACGTTAAATCCTTGGCAATTAACGCCTCCAATATTTCCACGACAACAATCAACGGTCAGGAACACTACGTCATTCGTGGCGCGGTTCCCATCGTCGATGACATTGTCATGAATGGTGGGCTTTATCCTGCTGAGGAGATTAACAACAGCTACCAGACGATGGAGCGCAAGTTAATGCCGATCGGCCACCCGATGGTGAACGGTAAATACGTCAGCGCCAACGACCCGCAGGCGGTCAACGATTACTACGCCGGGGCATGGGCTCAGAACGTCAGCAAGGCCAACGACAAGGTCGTGATGGATGTTTACGTCAATAAGGCAGTGGCAGACACCAAGCCTGACGGTAAGCGCCTTATTCAGCGCCTGGACGACATGATTTCCGGCAACAACGCCGACCCGATTCATGTTTCTACCGGTCTGCTGCTGAACAAAGAGCAAAAGGCAGGTGAGTCGAAGCAGAAGAAATACTCCTGGGTCGCTCACAACATGCAGTTCGACCACATCGCGATCCTGCTCGACGAGCCTGGCGCCGGTACTCCTGATGAAGGCGTCGGCATGTTCGTCAACGCTGACGGGCAGGAGGCCGATGTTGAATCGACGAGCCTCATCGATGCCGCCAACAGCATGAAAGACGGCCTGCTGAACAAGGTGAAGTTCTTCTTCGCCCACAACTCCAACGCCTCATTCGACGAAATCTACCAGATGCTGCGTGAGGCTATCCGCGCGCCATCCGGCAGTGATGTCTATCGCTACGTCGTGACAGTCTGGCCGGACAAATTCATCTATGAAGAGGGCAGCAAACTCTTCCAGCAAAAATATCTCATCGATGACAGCGAAGTGACGCTGGTCGGAGAGCCTGTAGAAGTCGTGCGCAAACCAACTGAGTACGAAGTCAAAACCAACGGAGAAACAAACCCGATGAAAGAGAAGATGATCGCCGCGCTCAATGCCGCAGGCGTTAAAACCGAGGGGCTGACCGACGATCAGGTCTGGGATGCCTACAACCAGCAGATGCAGAAGAAAGAAGGTGGCGGCGACCAGGGCCAGGCTCAGATCAAC